ATGCTAATGGGAACTCTACGAGATGAGAAGTTCCAAAAGAATAACGTTATTGAGTTTCCTTCTACGGAACACTCAGAGGGCATGAAGGCACTAGTCCAACAATTAATAACTTGGAAGCCTAATACCCGTGGTAAGACTGACTGTGTTATGGCGTTGTGGTTCACCGTGCTTAGATCAAGGGAATTTATGCAACAGACTGGCAACATAAGCAGGTATGCCAATAACCGCTGGGCAACCAGAGCGCAGAAGGATAGAAGATTCTCAGTTAATTTAGACGAAGCCTTTGCAGAGCAATGGCAAGACATATACGGATAAGGACACATTATGGCAAACCCAATGAAGGCTGTAAAGGCTGCTAAGAAAGCAGCCGAACGTGCTAAAACAAATAAAATTCAAAAGAACTCTGTTAAACTAAAACCTGCCGCTAAACAAATAGGTAATATTTTTAATGAAGAAAAAGCAATACAAAGTATGCTTTCAAGCGCGTCTCGCGGTGGGGTTGGTAGAACATTAGGTAAGGCTAGAGATTCTAGACTTATTAACACTAAAAAATTAAAACAAAAATTAAACCAAGAAAAATTTATTAACGAAGCAAAATCAAAAGTAAAGCCTACTATTAAAATTAATTCAAGTATACCTAAGAAACGTGGCAAGTAATGGCTGCCTCTAAGAAAGCAAACCTTGGTGCTACTAAAAAGTTAAAGCCATCTGGCAATGTAAAGTTTATTAAAGACTATGTTTTTGACCCAAGCAGTAAATCAGATTGGGCATGGACATTAGCAGGAGGACGAGTTGTTGGTGGTATTGGTAAAGCAGGTAAAAAGTTTGTAACTAAAGTTTATAGAAACATGGGTAGATAATGGCCGTTGCTAAAATTGCTAGCATCATTGCTAAAAAGCGTGCCGCTGATATTGCTAAGAAAAAAGTAGCAAAGGTACCCGCAGGTCAAGCCCGTAAAGTTGCTAAAGAAGAAATGAAAAATGCTGGCAAAAGACCTGGAAGAAAAATTTCTAAAAGAACTGGTCTTTCTGAATTTGAAAAAGCAATGACGCAAAAAAGATTTCCAGTTGAAAAAAGAGAATTTGGTCGTTCTATTAAACCAAAAGATGTTATCTTTGGTAGAGTAGTTGCAAAAGAAGAGATGCGTAAAAAGTTAGCAACTCCACCATCTGCTAAGCGTAGTACGTCAAAGCGTAGTCCAGTTCAATTAACTCGTGGTGGCTCAATTGCCAAGCGCTCAGAGGTTGAAGAGGTAGCAGCAAAGCGTTTAGCAAAGCAAGAAAGAAAACAAAAATTAGAGTATATGCTTAAAAAGATGGACCCTGCTGATAGAAAACGTCTTGAAGCAAGAGCACAAATTAAAAGAGCACAACGCGATGAGGCTGCTGGTAAAACTAAATACGGTATGGATATAAAGTCTCCTCGTGAAAGATTAGATGAGCAGGTTGTAGAACGTGCTAAAGAACTTACCGTTCAAGAAAGAAATGAAATTGCTAGAAAACAAGCAATGGAGTTTGCACAACGTAGAGAATCAGATAAGCGAGTTCAAGAAGCATTAAAAGAAATTTCTCGCAGAGAAAGAATGCAAAGAGGCAAAAGATAATGCCTAATCCTAAAAAAGTAATTAAGGCTGTTAAAAAGGCTACAAAGAAAAAACCAATGAGTCCTAAGCAAAAGACTTATCAAATCCGTGGTGCTGAACAAAAAAGAGAACGAGAACTAGAAGCAAGAGGCGGAAGAGCCTCTGCTGAGTTTATTGCAAAACTAAGAAGAGAAACATTTCCTGAACAATACAAATAAGGGTAGGTAGTTAATTGCTAAGTATTGAACAAATTGCAGCGAGAGTTGACTCTCTTAAACATCGTGCTGCTGACCAAGATGCTAGAGCACAAGATGTTCTTGCTGTGCGTAAAGGCAAGATTGCATCTGTCTACCCAGAGTTCTTTCCAGAGGGTGTAGACGCAAATGTCGTTGCAAATTTTATTGATATTGTTGCCCGTGACTTGTCAGAGGTTATGGCACCTCTTCCTGCTGTTAACTGCTCGGCCGCTAATCAGGTCAGTGACCGTGCTCGTTCTTTTGCCGATAAGCGTACTCGTATTGCTTCTAACTATTTTGCTCATTCAGATTTACAAGTACAGATGTACACAGGTGCAGACCACTACATCACATTTGGTTTCGTCCCATTCATAATTGAATTAGACGAAGAGGCAGGGCTGCCGCGTATTCGTGTAGAAAGTCCAATTGGGGCTTACCCAGAGTTTGACCGCTACGGACGCTGCATTGCCTTCGCTAAAAGATACTCACTATCAATTGCAGAATTGGTATCTCAATTCCCAGAATATGAAATGCAACTTCTGGGTAGAGAAGGTTATCGCCAGGACTTAAATGCAACGGTTGACTTTGTTCGTTATTACGATAAAGACCAATCATTAATTTATATACCTAGCCGTAATAACTTAGTTCTATCTCAAGCGGTTAATCCGCTTGGTAAGATGATGGTTGTTGTTGCTAGACGTCCAACTGTTGATGGTGAAATGCGTGGACAGTTTGATGATGTTCTAGGTATCCAACTGCTTCGTAATAGGTTCGCATTACTTGCGATGGAAGCAGCAGAGAAATCTGTTCAATCACCAATTGTTGTCCCACAAGATGTTCAAGAAATTGAGTTTGGTGGAGATTCAATCATCCGCACAAACAATCCAGCAGGTGTACGCCGTGTTGAATTGCCTATACCTAATGGTGCATTTACTGAGCAATCATTACTACAACAAGAGTTAAGAACTGGAACTCGTTATCCAGAATCACGTACTGGTAATCTTGATGCAAGCATCATTACTGGCCAGGGTGTTCAAGCCCTTATGGGTGGTTTTGATACACAAGTTAAATCTGCTCAGGCTATTTTTGCTTCAGCACTTAAAGATGTTATCTCAATCTGCTTTGAGGTTGATGAGACATACTTTGACTTTGACAAGACAGTCCGTGGCGTAGACGCTGGTTCTCCATATAGCATTGATTACAAGCCTTCAAAAGATATTAAGCAAGATTACTCAGCCGATGTCCGTTATGGAATGTTGGCAGGACTTAATCCAGCACAGGGACTTATCTTTATGCTACAGGCATTAGGTGCTAAAATTATTTCTAAAGATATGGTTATGCGTGAACTACCATTTGGTATTAATGTAACTCAAGAGCAAGAAAAAATTGAAATTGAAGAAATGCGTAACTCCTTACTTGGTGCGCTGGGTGCGTATACACAAGCAATACCTCAGATGGCTACACAAGGGATGGACCCAAGTGATATTGTTATGAAAATTGCTGACGTAATTAAAGCACGTCAAAAGGGAATAGCAATTGAGGATGCAATTGAGGAAATCTTTAAACCTGAAGAATTACCTCCTGCTGGTGCAACTCAGGTTGAGCAAATGTCCCCTGCTCCCGCTGCTCCAGTAGGAGGCATCTCACCTCAGCCAGCACAAGGTGGCGGATTACAAAGTCTTTTATCTAGTTTAACTGCTGGTGGACAAGCCAGTGCAAGTGCAAGGACAGTTGTAAGAAGATAAGTTAGAAGGGGACAATGACAGCAATAGTTGGTATTCAAGGTAAAGGCTGGGTTGTCTTAGCAGCAGACTCTATGACTACATATACAGATAAACCATATGTAGCAAAAGGCTGTGAGAAGATAGTTAAAGTTGGTGAATATCTAGTTGCAGTAGCAGGTGATGCTATAGCAGGAGATATCCTTAATAACTTATGGCAACCACCTAAAGTAATTAAGACGCAAGACCCAGATAGATTTATGATGATTAGAGTATTGCCATCTATAAAGCAAACTCTAACTGAAGCAGGATATGACCCAACACCTAAAGGCAAAGATGATGCCGATGCTGGATGGGATGCTTTAATCTGTTTTAATGGAAAGTTATATCAAGTTAGTGATGACTATGGATATATGCGAGATGATAAAGGTTTATACGGAATAGGTGCAGGTGGGGCATTAGCCCTTGGCGCACTATCAGCAATGGAATCGGAAACAAAGACACACGCTAAAGCATCAAGCGCTGCTAAGAAAGCAGTTAATATAGCAATTGAATATAATGTCTGGTGTGGCGGTGCAGTTAATGTCAAAACACAATTTACTAAGTAGGAGGAAGTGTGGCACAGCAAGGTGGATATAGAAAACCGAATAACCCAGCCCCAGTATCAGGCCCTGGCTCTCTTAGTCAACGCACTGACGGGAGTCCAACACAACCCGCAACCTACATTCCAGGATTACCATATGGACAAGGACAAGAAACCTATAGCAATCAAGTAGCAGCACCTATGGCTGGTAATCCAATTCCACAGATGGAAATGCCAACACCATTGTTAGCCCCTACTGCTCGTCCTAATGAACCTATTACTGCTGGTATTGACCGCGGTGAAGGTCCAGGTTCAGAAGCAATGGGAACATTACCTAATAAGGCTTACACAATTACAGATGTATTTAGAAATTTAATTGCATACGACCCATCTGGCGATGCAGAGTTGGTTTATAGAAGTTTACTTGACGAAGGGTACTAATGGCTGTAAAAGTTAACTTTATAGTAGCCAAGAATAACCCTAATCTTTATGCTGCTGCTAAGGCTGCGAACCTACCGCAAGACCAAGTATCTCAATTAGAACAGTTTTCTTGGACAGTTGATAAAAATAAAAAACTTAATCAAATGTCTACCGATGCTGCAAAAAAAGAATACAACGAGTTAGACCCAGAGGTTCAGGAAAAACTTAAGTATCTATTTCCTAAAGCAGATTATATGCAAGCAGCACCAGATGCTAGTGATTACGCATTAGGTGCATTAAAGACTGTTGGTAAAATAGCAGCATCTCCTTTAATTGGTATATTCAAGGCTGCTGGTGTATACAATAGAGTTATTAATACACCTTACTTGGTAGCACGTCAGGCTGCACAAGGAGAAGGTTTATTCTCAAAGCAAACTTGGACAGATGCTTGGGATGGACGTAGAGTATTTGACCATGGTGCCCTAGCCGAGGCTATTGGATATTTTGGTAATGAGAAAGTAGAAGTAGCAAAAGGTTTACTTGCAGGTAAAACCCCTGGAGAGATTATATCTTCATCTGGCGGAACAGTAAATCAAAGATTATTAGATGCTCTAGAAGAATCACTTAACAATCCAGACAATTTCCGTCAAGTAATGGATGCTGTTAAATATTCTCAAGTATCTCCAGGTAGAGATTTATCTCGTGCATTCTTTCATAAAGACCCAAATACCAGCACTGCTGGTGGGGATTATATTGATGGTAAAACTAAAAATCTTTCTGGTTTTTTTGATTTCTTTTATCAATTAGCAGTTGACCCAATGACTTGGATGACTGGCGGACTATCATCTGCTGCTCGTGCAGGTACTAGAGCAACTGAAACAATGAGAAGATTTCCTAATGCTACTGGCGTTAGAATGGTATTTGAAGATGAGAAGACTGGTGTTCGTAAACTATGGGACGAGCAACTAGGTCCTAAGGTTGAAGCACTTAAAAATGCTGGACCAGCAGAGCGACCAGCAATTCTTGATGATATAAAGAGAAATCATCCTGCATATAACAATGATGCTAGTATCAAAATGCTGGAAGATAATAAAATATTTAATGCTAATGCTGCAGTATCATACTTTGAGCAAGCAGAAAACCTGCCAAAGTTTATGGCTGGCCGTGTAGATGGTGTTCAATACTTCCGCAATGGTGTTGCTACTGCAAATACTCACCGCAGATTATCTGATGGCTTAAGAAAAACAGTAGATAAGATTATTAACCCAGGTTTATATGGCGATGCTGAGCAAACCTTAAAGAAGACTGAAGATATCTGGGACGGGATGATAAAACAATCCCCAGAAAATGGATTCATTGCTAAAGAAGCAACTGATTTAAAGAAATTTAATGACAGTCTAAGTCGTAAAGATAAAATTAAGGCTGGAATATCCCGTCAAATTACCCGCTCACCTCAAGGTGCGGTAATTAAACTAGGAACAGATGCAGTAGAAACTGCCAATGCATTTAGATTAACCGCAAGACAGGTTATGCCTAAAGACATGGCTGAGTTTATGACTCAGAAGTTTATTAACGCTAAACAAAATGACCAGATTGCTATTATGAAGGCAATTGACTACGCAATTATTGAGCGTTATGGTATTACTGGCCATCCTGGTGGTAAAGATTTAGCAATGGAGATTATAAACACTAAGTATGGTGTATCCAACGCTATGGATGAGATTGCAGAACTACCAGTTCGTTTAGATGTAGCACAAATTTTATCTAAAGATACAATAGTTTACCGTGACGGCATTGCTTATAAGAAGGCTGGAAGTATTATTCAGCCATTCCAAGAGACAAATGCTGTAGCAGCGTTAGATTATTATAACTTAAGCCAGTTATCTTATGAGTTAAAGAGCAAAAAGAATCTGTTCTTGGCTATGGGTGGTGCTACTCAGTCTAAAACATCATCTGAAATTGTTAACTTCTGGTCTTTGTTTACGCTTTTCCCACGTTTGGGTATACGAAGTGCCATTGATGAAACAATGATGTACCTTCTTACAGCCCCTGCCAAGAACATTATGGATGTATTTGTCACAAGAAAAGGAACTGCTGCAGGAAACATTGCTTCAGCCTATTCTGGTTCTAAGTCTGGCGAAAAACTGCGTCAAGGTATTGCACGTAAATTAGGTTTACGCACACCATCAGAAGCATTAGATGCTCAAGCAAGAGAAAATGCTTTGGTTAAGTATGCCAAAGATAGAAACATAGTTGATGGTGAGATGACCTCACAAGACCGTAAATGGGCACAGGCTATGGCTGCTGTTGATATCTATAACAATAATTTGATATCTAAATTAGATGCAGATGAGGCAGAGTACTTAATTCAAGCCCTTGCTTTGAACTCGCAATATCTAGGTTCAGCAACCCGTTCTGTTGCTAGCGCTGCAAATATTACTGGCAAGCAGGCTTCAGATGTAGCCGAACAATTCTTAGATATGAATCAGTTTGATAACTTGATTAAGTATCTTCAAGAAAACTTTAGAGTTGAAAAAGGGCTTAAAGGTAAAGATGTAGAAGTATCAAAGTTAGTAAGAGATAACGTATTAAACGGTATGGGTGTTAACGTTATTCACTTTGAGAATTTTATGAAACGTTTCTATGGAAACCGTAAAAATATTTATGGATTCCTTGATACCTACAACTTTAACCCAGCCACAGTATTTTTACGCAACAATGCACTACGGGATACCAATGACTGGAAC